AACCCCACTGCTTGCAACGAGTTGTTAGACTCTAAAACTAATACCCCAAAACCCGGTTAGCTCAGTCGGTAGAGCGCCAGCCTTTTAAGCTGGTGGTCGAGGGTTCAAGTCCCTCATCGGGTGAAAAGCACATTTGTATTCGTGCTATTTTTTTTCGAATTAATTATTTTTTTATTTCAATTTCCAAAAAAAATTGAAATGAAAAAAGTGCATTATGTTTTATTTAAATCAATCATCATGGAGCAAGAACAAATTCAAGAACAAAAAAAACCTAAATACTCTTACATTAAAGAGATTGGAAAAATTGCCGCAATATACTTGTTGTGGATTCTTATCCACTACTTGTCGGCACATTTATATGTTTACTGGTGTACATCATCTTCCCTTATTGGGTTTATCCTGTCGCCATTTTTGACACCCGCGCCTCATTGCCAAGCCCTACGTTGGGGTATCAATCAAGGCGCGAATCAAATTGTACTCATGTGGTCAACGGCGGGCACGTGGCTGCTTATGAAAATTGCAATCAAAGAGGACTAAGGCAAATCCCACCAATATTTGTCAACAACTCTTTTGTGTTGTAATGGAATTAGAGCAGCATCATCATTATTTCGAATGTCAGTTTGAAGAAAACCTGGTTTAGGTGATTTATAAAAAGTTTCATTCTTTAAATTATCAACATTTGTCATATTTAAATTTAAAAGAGATTCATTCTTTTTTTTTAATTCTTCCTTTTCTAATTCTTCTTTTCTAATAATAAAATCTAACTCACTATTTGTGTTTTCTTCATCATAAATTTCCAAAATTCTAGAAACTATTGGACTTCTCTCTACATCAGAACTTTCTAATTCAACTAATTTTATTCCCATTTGATGATTTGATTCTATATATGTTTCATTGTATGTTACTTCAATTTCTTTCTTTTTGTTGAATAACTTCTCATAAATATTAAACTTTTTTATGAAATCTAATAACCCACTATAACTTCCCTTATCAGATTGCTTTAAATCCCCAGTTACAACCATTTTACTACCAATACCAAGACGTGTAGTTAACATCATCATTTGATTTGGAGAACTATTTTGCATTTCATCCGCTATTATGAAGGCCTTTTTAAAAGTTCTACCTCTCATATACGCTAACGGAGAGATTTCAATAACTCCATTTTGCAACATCATGTCAATATCTCTCTGAGAATAAAATTCTAAAAATATATCAAATATAGGTCTAGTCCAAGGATCCATTTTTTTATTTATGTTTCCAGGAAGAAATCCTATATCTTCTTCTACAGGAACAACTGGACGTGTAATTATTATTTTTTCAATTAATCCTTGTTTCAAGTCACTAATAGCTTGATTGCAAGCCAACAATGTTTTTCCAGTTCCGGCTGGACCAATTGCAAAAATCAAACGAATCTTTGAATCACAAAGGTATTTAGCATATCTTTTTTGATTTTCTGATTTTGGTTTATATACTGGAAACATGCTTCTTGAATCTCCAAAATCTTTTTTCATTCTTAACGCTTTTGCAAAACCTCTTGTGGTCTGTTTTAAATGAAAAGATTGAGATCTTAAAAGCAACATTGTAGCGACTAAATTAACAAATAACCTCATTTATAACATATATAAACATTATGTTTAAACTAAAACATCATATTTATTATTAATAGTATTAATATTAAAATTTAAATAATTCCATCATTCTTCAACTCTGTGTGAGGAGAGAAAAGTATATATTCTTCGATATTCATATGATAAACAATTAAATCTGGGTACCAATAACTATTTGTATTTGGTTGATATACTCCATCAATGTTATGCTTTCTATTAAGTACTGCGCATAAATTCAGTAAAGATTTTTTATTAATTTCATATAAACTAATTCTATTTAGATTTTCTTTTTTTCCAAATGGGTATAGTCTATAAAAATTTATTTTTTTATTTATTTGAGGTAATAAACTAGTTTCATGTCTGGATAAAATATCAATTATATTATTTTTTATCAAGTATTTTATAAATAGTAGAAATTCATATTGTTCTTTTAATGTTAAATATCCAAAAATAAAATTAAACTCGTACAATGCTCTTTCATTATTATTCATATTTAAAAATTTATGTTCATAGTGTATTTTATTCAAACTATCCTTTGAAATATTTACAACTGGTTTAATTTTTTTTCGAGAATTTAAAAATGCATTTCTAAAAAAATTTCTATTTCTTTCTGTTATTTTTATTAAATTTAATGTTTTATTAACATTCCATCTAAAAATCTCATCATCTTTTCCTTTATAATGTTTTGCCTGTTCTAATCCTGCAAACCAACTAATATTTTCATATACGCAATGTTTTTTATTTTTAATTTCATTTGAATGTGTATATTCTAATATATTATATCCCATGTTTTTATTTTTTGCCCCATAAATAGATGAACCCCTTTCAAGTGTTTTTATATCAGGTAATAGAGCTTTATTTTTACGCGTTTTATTTCTATTTTTACTTTTGTTTTTACTTGTAAAAGTCATTTTTATATATTTATATTATAAAAATATAATATAAATATGTCATCTTTACTTTCAGGAATATTTTCTAATTATATAGACTTTTTTTATTCAATTGGATACTTTGGAGAATACTTAACCTTTTTAATAGCATCCGCGTTAATTTTTTATAAACATGTATATTTTGTTTTTTATGTTATTTTATTTATTTTGAATAGATTTATAAACCAGGTTTTAAAGGATTACTTTAAACAAGCAAGACCAAATAATCCTAAGAAATTTCTTGAGTCAGACAATTTTAGCAAGAAAAAATATGGATTACCTTCTGGTCATTCCCAATTAGCTTTTTTCTCAATTATGTACTATTATTTGGTTTCTAACGCATTCATACCATGGACCTTATTATTACTATTTATAGGTCTTATTGTTATGTATGAAAGATATATTTTTAAAAATCACACTCTATTTCAGTTAATATCTGGAGCAATAATTGGAATATTATTTGCATATACATCTTTTACAATCATAAATGCATTTTTTTTATAATAAAAAAACGTTTATATTTTTTCACACCATTTGGCGTATAACCATCGCTCTTTCGAATAGGTTCCATTTCCATTTTATAAACATTTAATAACTGACGAACAATATTTAAAAGAGGCCATTTTTGTTTTGCATCTGCACCATTTTGAAGTCCTGTTAAAGAAGATGAACTATACAATTTTTTCAAATCTAAAATTCTCTCCTTTAATTCATCGTATTTTATAGGATTTAATAATAATTCTCTCGGAATCATTTGACCATTTAGATCTTCTAAATTTTCAAAATTAATACCAGCATCATTCAAAAACTTTTTACTTGTTTCATCCATTTTATTTAAATCTAGTTTTATAATTTTTTATTTATTACTTATTTACAATATTTTTCATATTATTTTTTACTAATCTTGTTCCACTTGCTGGAGGTCTATTTAGTCTTGCATTTCGCTGCTGAATTAATGCGTTTATTCTATTTACTCTTGCTTGCATAATTCTATTTTTATTATCAATTACATTTTTTATTTCATTTACTGCTCCATTATGTATAATTTTTTCAGTTATTTTCTCTCCACGCAATGCTCTTGACAATAATTTTGATCTTTTTGCGGAGCATGCAACACATAAACATCCAATATCAATATAATGTTCCACTTGAATTATATTTTGGCTTTGATTTTCTAAACATAATTGTGTGTAAAAAACGTATTCTTCATGTGTGTAAGGATCAAAAAAATCTGTTTTTTTAATTTCCCAAGAATTAAAATACTCTTCTCTCTCAATATCATTATAATAATAAGCCAAACTACTACAATTTTTTACGCTTTCCAAAAAATTTTCAGGTACTTTGTATGTATTTTTAAAATTTTTAAAAAGACCCGATAATGGTTTTTTTTCTGTTTCGTAATCATTTACTATTATAATTGGTACTCCCAAAATCTCTGTTAATATATTTCCCCAGAAATTTGCATCTTTTAACCTTAATTTTATATATTTTATACCATTATTTTCACACAATAAATATTTTTTATTAAAATCAAAAGTTTCAGGAATATTAGTAAGATTATATCTCTCTTTAAAATAGTCTGAATTACTTAAAAAAGGGAATAAATTATTAAATCTATAAATAACTTTGTCAAGATTATACAAGTTAATATTTTTTTCAGAATTATTAAAATGAAGCGGAGAAATTTGTTCGAAAAATTCAGAGATCTTTCTCTCTATAGGAGACCTAAATATATCAATAACATACACATTTTTACCTAAAGTTTTATTATACAAAATAATATCATCTACGCTTATTTTATTCATATTTTCGTTGTCAGATATTGCTGAAAAAAGTGTTTCATCATGTATATGAATAACAGTAAATCTTCGAGCAGCAGATAAACGTATAGAAGAAACCAATGTTGTTGAGCCAACTTTAGGTGGGCAATAAACAAATATAATATTATTATTTGGTGATGGGTTCTTATTTAACAATTTAGAATTTAATTCTTCTAATGCTGCTATTTTCTCTGGTGAAAAAGTATTAAAAAATTCCATATATTATAATGCAATAATACTATTTGTAAAATGTAACACAAATTGTATTATATTTCAGAATTTAAGTGCGTATTTTTTTTAATAAAATGTTTATTCATGTACTTTTGAAGGGTAAAATAACTCAAAGAAGGTTCATTATCCTTAATACCCAATAAAATTTTTAATTTATCATCTGGAACAATTATTTGTTTATTTGTATTATTTTGAAGATTATTTTTTGTTATATATTCAATTAAAGCCTTTGTTACTTCCGTTCTAGCTATTTCACTGCCTTCTGATTTATTTAAAAATTCGCACAATTCTTTTGAAACAATTGTTGGTTTTGCAAACCCAGAAGGTTTTCTATTTCCTTTATTTTTATTTTTTTCTAACTCCTTGGAAAGTTTTTTATATTCTTTTTTAACATTTTTTTCTAGTATCTTTACTTTATTTTGTATATTAGAAAAAGAATTTTTAACATTTGTCAAATCTTCAAAGATAGAATCAAATTGTTTAAATAAGTTTTCATACATTTCTGTAGAAGTTTCTTGCAAATTTTTTTCCATGTTATACCTACAATTATCAAATATACTTTAAATAAGTTTTTTAACTATCAGTTTATTATAAAAATTTTTATTTTTATAATATTTTTTTATTAAATTAATCCTTCTTGGCCTCAGGAGCGGAACGGGGAGGTCTACCACGTCCACGACCCGATGCAGGGGCGGATGCAGCACCACCGCGGCCACCTGCACCTCTTCCACCAGCAACACGCTCTCGAGAAGGCTTTACAACTTGCCACTCTCCGCCATCACGAGGTCCAGATCCACGAACCCTAGGAGTCTTAGACTCTTCGTCACGAGGAGCCTTAACAGATCTAGGAGCCTTGACAGGCTCCGCCTCATCTACATTCTCAGATGAGGGCTTGTAAGAGGAACGAGCAATTCTAAACTCGCGTCTTGTTTCACACATCAACTTTCCTCCTTTAATACCACTCACATCGGCTGCTTGCACATCATGCGCACCTCCTTCAGTTGCAGTCAAATTAAACTCAACATACTCGCCTTGAACTAGATACTTGTATTGTTGACTAGACACTTGCACTGCACTATGGTGAACAAAAATATCTCCACCTGTTCGAGGACCATCCGTAACAGTAATAAAACCATAACCGGACTTGTTATTAAACCACTTTACGCGACCAGTCATGCGCTCCGCCGAGCTTGTACCAGGGGTGTTTGTTTCAACAGGATCACTAAACGACATCTGAATTATAATATACATACAGACCTTAGCTTTATATTATTTTTTAAGATTATTATTAATTTAAGTTTTACATAATGAAGGGGGGTAATTTTTAAATTTTTAAATCAAAAAAAATTTTAAATTTCTTCAAAAACTTTAATTTTCTTACATTGTAACTTTTAAACAATGTTTTTTTTATAATATATAAAATTATCAAACTTACTACCCAATATAATACGTAAAAATACAAATAAAAATTACTATAAGATCTTGAATAAACATTTTTGTTGCACAATATATTCACATTTAAATTTTCAAGTTTATTATTTACATCCTCTATATTGACTCTTCTTCCAGGTTCGTACGAAACATATTTATTTATTTTTTCCCAAGGCGCCAAATCCATCATACCAATTTTATAATGCAAATCATTATACATCAAAATATAATGACAAAAAGTAGCATAATCAATAATTGTTGGAAACTTCGATAAATTATACAAAACAGGATTTATTACACTTTGCATTAAAAAAGATTTTGATGATTGAACTATTACCAATTTCGAAAAATGTTGATTGAATGTTTCTTCATCTGGAAAAACTTCAAATACCTGTAGTAAACGCCTGTCCCCCATTTTATTATAATTAACACCACGATGATGCATATTTGAATGAAATACAAGAATGTCTCCTCTTTGAACATCCAAAACAACTTTTTTACTATAAGTATCTACACTCCATCCACTATTATTGTATTTATGACTTCCTGGAATAACCTCTAATTGAGCATTGTCAAAATAGCATAAACAAGTAAAAATAGGTAACAATTCTGTGTTAGTATGATTATAAATATCTCCATGAAATGTTGACGCATCTGTTGAATTATTGTTATTGCTAAATCTAAATTTAACGTAATTTGGATTTGTTATTGTATTATCATTTTTTTGAATTACCGGAAAAAATATAGTGTCAATAAATTGTTTCATTAATGAATAATTAACTTTATTATCATTTTGAATGCAAGATAAACCAAAATTCAATTCTTCCTCTGTTAATACATTTTTTAACAAAATATATCCGTCATTTTTAATATCAGGTTTTTGATAATTTAAATTCATTCGTTATATCTATATATAACGAATGCATTTAATTTTTTCAACATATTAAATTTCAAATATGTAAATAATCTAAAATATATTCATAATTTGGTATTTGATCAAACGCTAAACTTCTAACATAATAAAGCATATCTTTAAATATTTCTGGAACATTATTGTTTTCTAATAAATTTTCCTTTGTTTTTTTTATATCATCTATATTCTTACAATCGCCCCAATCCAACTTTTCAAAATATAAATACAATAATACATAAATCATTGATTCCAAATCATCTCTCCTACTTGGCTCATTCAAATTGTGAACGTTTATACTAATAAAAGAAGGGGTTCCTAATATTTTATTAATTCTCTTATTTTCTATATGAACATCCCCTTTCAAATACTTTTTGCATAAACCAAAATCTATTATATATATTTTGTTTTCATTACCCATTAAAAAATTGTCGGGTTTAACATCTCTATGAATTAGCCCCATACTATGTATAAACTGCAATCTTTTCAATATTTGTTCACCTATCTGTAGAACAACTTTGAGAGAAAAAGTATTATATTTTTGCTTCAAAGTTAATAAGGAATCACCAAGCAAAGTTACAACCATATAATTATTTTTATCATCAACCCCAAACCATTTAATTTGCGGTATACCTTCTCCCGAAGCCAAATATTGATATATTTTTGTTTCATTTTTAAGCAATTTTGTTTGATTTGCTATTGGTTCCACCTTTATTGCAACATTTTCACCAGTTCTTATGTTTCGACCTTTATATATTTTTCCGAAACCTCCTTCTCCTATTTGTTCTAATATTTCATACTTATTTGATATAATCATTATTTTATATTATATCAAAATATCTATGTTATTTTTATTTAATACTTTCAAATGATACCGAATTTTGTTTCTTTTTTGTTTTATTCTGTTTAATTTTATTACATCTTTTTGTTTTAGGATTTAAAAACTTCCCTTCTGGGCATTTTTTTTCTTTTAATAATATTGATGTCATTTCTCTCATTGACGTGTTTGCTTCAGATGTATCTCTCTGGGTTACTGGTGTTATATCTTTAAAAACACCATAGTTTTCTAAAGCATATTTTTTTGATAGTAATTCAAAATCATCCTTTTTACCCTTCTTTCTTAGTTCACTTTTAACTTTTTTTAACTCTTCATCTAAGTCAAAATTTTTTGAAGTAATCATATATGTTTCTAATTTAATCAATTCAAGTAACGCAGCTCGTATATTAAAAAGATCTTGATGATTTGTTTCATAATTTTCATACCAATTATTTATTTTATCTGTAGTTATTTCTTCTCCCATGACAATAGTTAAATATTTATTTACCTTTTCATCTATAATAAATGTATACCCACGAATAACCTTTCGCAAATAATCTTCAATATTTGTTTTATCTTTAAAATAATCAAATACAATTTCAAATAATTTTTTACTTTCAATACTAGGATTAGCCAAACATAGTTCAGTAAAAAACATATTCCATGGAATGCAATAACCAGTAGACTCGGCAGCATTAGAAATTAGAGTACTTTCACATTCGAGAGCCTGTAAACCATCTAGAGTTGGACAAACTTGATCAGAAGGTATAAACTTTAATTCTTCTTTTTTATTTTCAACCAAAAGTTTATTAACTTTATTAACAAAATCCTTTATTGGTTTTTGTATTTTTTTTGATCGTTTGTTATCTCCCATATATAAAGATCCGTGGGGTTCAAAATGCTCTATTTGATTAAATTTTTTACGATACATTAAAATATTTGCATGAGTAATATCTTTATTATCATAAATTGTCAAAGGAACTATTATTGTTTTAACGCCACGCATTAAACACTCTACAAATACTGACGCAATAACATTAATATGTTCTTTGAATAATTTTTCCTTTGCTTTTGAAACTCTACTCATAATATTAATATTCAAACCAAATACTCTAAACTCATCGTCTTCATTGTACAAAAAACATTCACTCTTATATTTTTTAAATAAATACAAATAAAATATTGTTTCTATTTCTGGAAAACCTAAAAAGCTTTTTAACATTTCTTCTCCATTTTTATTTAAATCATCAAATTTTTGAGTAATTTTTTTTTCATATTTATAAGGTTTTGGTAATACAATTTTTTCTTCATTTGACATTATTTATATTATACAAAGAAATAATATAAATAATTTTTTATCTACCCGTCCATATCTTTGTCATTTCTAATCCTCGATCAATATTATTCATTTGTTCAAATATGTACTCTTCAAATTTATATCCATCACGCGTATATGTCATTATATTATTAAATATTGATGTATTTTCATTTTGTATTTTTTTTTCATAACTACAAACCAATGCATATACTCTCTCAAAACACATTCTTTTGTCCCTATTATTTATATGATAAAGTAAAATAAAAAAATTATATTTTTCGGCCAATATTTTTACAAAACTATAGTCAATCACTGACATTCCTCCAAAACAACCCTTCCAAATTGATTTATTATCATAATAATTTACCAATTCATCACTATAATTTAATAAACTCAACAAATCTTTTTCATCAATATCTTTATCCCAATAATGTTCAAAATGCCATATAAATTTAACATCATTTATTGAGGAAAAATCAATATATTTATTTATAAAAACAGAATCATGAATTACAACGGCTTTGTCAAATAAATGATTCTTATAATAATAATAATATGGCAAAATTTCACCAGCTCCATTATATTCTCCTTGAATAAAAAAACAATTTTTTATTAGCTCACCAGGAAAATTTTTAATATATTTATAATCACTATTATCGTCAACTACAATAATAATGTTTTCAGGATAAAATTGCCTAATTTTTGAAATGCAAATTATCCAATATAAATTGGTCATTTCATTTGTAACATGTCTTGTTATTATAAAACCCAAACTTTCTGGCATATAATTATATTTTATATATATTTAAATGATTTAAACTTAAAAACCAATTTCAATATATGGTCGATCCTATAATAAAAGAAACTACAAAGAAACCTAAACGTAAAAAGAAAAAGGATAAATCTAAAAGATGGAGTATTGTATTTGTTGAAGATTCTGACAATGAACGCGAAGAGATTAAATCTATTAAACCAATTATAAATGTATTATCAGAAAATCAAATATACAATGACTGATTTGTTGCTACAAATTTCAAAGTCATTGTAGGTATTTCCCTCAATTTACTTAAAAATGCTATTGATCCCATATTTTCTGCTATTTTTTCAATTTCACTAGAAATATTGTTTATTTTTAATAATGCCTTTACAAATTCACCCAAAAATATCTCCTTTTCTTTTGCCATTTTTTGTAATACTAATTTGCAGTCATGCACATTTTCTGCATCACACCATTCCATCACATAATTAATCAAATCAAAATGCATATTATAATCTGTTCCTGTATCCATATTTTTTTCATCTTCTATTTTCATATAAGATTCATACATTTTTCTCAATTCCAAAATCATATTCTGTACCTTTTTGTCTTCAGAATATGGTACAATCGCTCTTGTTTCATCACTTGTTGTTATATTTGTAAAACAACTAAAAATTGCTACTAGTTGCTTTGCTTCAAAATCTTCCAATTTTTTTTGCTCCAAAATATTTGCAAACGCCAAACAATGTATTTCTCGTAAATGACTAGCTAATGATCCTTTAAAAGTCAATTTTACATCGCCTTCATTAATTCCATCTATAATAAATCCATCTGTCTTCAAAAAGTCATAAATTATCATGACATTTTTATTCAAAAACTGCTCTGTATTTGAAAACCTATCCTGCAATTCAACCAACTCCTTTTCCTTTGAAAGATATTTTTGAGCATATAATAAATCTTTATCCAAAGAAAAATATTCTGATCTAATTTCTTGCATACGTTTTTCAATATCTTTTCGCCTTTTATTTGTACTCATTGGACGTTTGGACGTTAAATCAATATATTCAGTCAAAACATTTTTAGGAGTCTTTAAATAACTCATTGATTCTATTGATTTTTCAATTTCATTATTCAATTCAGAAATTTTATAATAAATAGTTCCCAATTCTTTATCAATGTCATCTTGAATCATCGAACGTTTAGCAAAATCAGTGAAATTTTTATCACCTATATCTACCAAATTAAGAATTAAATTGTATGAAATTTTAAATTTTGAAACGAGAGTTTGTGGTTTGCCGCACATCATTTTTTTATAATCTGTTAAATTCATATTTTTAAAAAGATTATTCAAATGTATAACATTTCCTATCGTATCAATACCTCTCCTTCCTGCTCTTCCAGCCATTTGCGTATATTCATGAGAATATAACATTCTCATTCCATTTCCATCAAACTTCTCCAAGCTTGTGAATATTGTTGTTTTGGTTGGCATATTAATTCCAACCGCAAAAGTTTCCGTTGCAAACAATAATTTAATGTAACCCTTTGCATACAATAACTCAACCATCTCGCGCAAAACTGGCATAACTCCGGCATGATGAATTGCTACCCCTTTTTCCAAAAGAGATACCATATTAAGATACTCTGGCAACTCCAAATACTCTTGAAAATTAGGCAATTTTCTTATAATTTGCTCGCATTCTCGGCGAACAATATATGCTACCTTAGAATCAAACTCAAGAAGCGGTTGAGTTATTTCTTTTGCACATATTTCAAGTTGTTTACGCGAAAGAACAAAACATAAAGCGGGTAACATATCATTTTCAACCATATATTTACACACTTGATTCAAAACATGGGATCTTTTAACAAAGACTTGTTTATTTTCAAAAAGATCTAGCATCTTCTTCATTTTGTGATAATGAACCTCGTCAAAAACACCTTTTGCATTTTGAATTGTGAAAATTTTATTTGTCGAATCTTTTATTTGTTTTTCCAAATCTTTATCTTTTATTGCCTTAAAAATTCCATTATTTGTAGTAACAAATGAATAATGTGTCAATGGTACAACGCGTTCATATGTTGTTGTCAAATATACGTTTTTATTTTGACTTGATTCACTTTTATTACCTCTTGTTTGACACCAAAGTGCAAATTTCTCTGGTTGATCAATCGTTGCCGAAAGCATGACCATTTGAATTTTAAGAGGAAGCATCATAATGCTTTGCTCCCAAACTTTACCCCTATCTGAGTCATTAATATAATGAACTTCATCAAAAATTACGCAAGCTAATTCATTATCAATATCCATATCAAAAGACACATTTGATACCGGCATTTTTGATCCACTATTATTTTGATACAATTTATTCAAAAGGATCTCTGTTGTCATAATTAAAACATCTGCTTCAGGGTTGCACTTGATATCTCCTGTAATGACTCCAAAAGAAATAGTGGGGAATTTTTTGGTAAATTCATAAAACTTTTGATTTGAGAGTGCTTTGATCGGACTTGTGTAAATAACTTTTTTTCCTTGACCAACAAAATATTCTATAGCAAACTCTGCTGGCAATGTCTTACCAGACCCCGTATGTGCTGTAACTAGAATGTGATCTCCTTCGACGATTGCCTCAATTGCATATTTTTGAAAACTACTCAAAGGAAATGAGTATTTTTCAAAATGTTCCATATATTTTTCCTCTTGTTGCTTAGGATACGTGTTAGAGCAAATTTTAACCATGATAATCTATATAATATATCGATTTTTCTTTATATTGTTTATAATATCTTATTTCAACCATACTTCTCTCAAACTAGATGCAAGGTGTCATTCCAGATATCCCAACAATAATTTAATACTGCAATACAACTTTATCACTAGATACAGCTGAAGGATCTACTAAACTTGGCATAAATCCCCCCCTCAAATTATTTTGCATTACTGGTAGTGGATTTGCTCCTCCTCATCCGCCCCGCATTTTACGGGTTTTTCTACCTTTTCTGCAAATTTTACATTTGCATCTGCAATACTTCATTTTGCATGTGCCACTTGTCTTTTTTCCTGGATGTTTGCACATTATTCTATGTTTTCTTGTGAGAGACATATATATAAAACAAATATTTAAAATCGGTAAAATTTTAAATAAAAAATAAGATAATTATAAAATGAAAGGGTTTTTCTACATTTTGCAATTGTTTCTTTTCTATAATGGAGTTTTAGGTTTTACAAAAAATAACTTTAGAAATAGAATTTTAAGTATACAAAATATGAAAACTGATAGATTTTATGGTCCTTTTGGAAAAAAATATTATGAAGATTATCTTCGTAAATTAAACTCTAGAAATATTACTATTCAAAATGAGGCCATATTAAATCGTGATTTTGATGAAATTGAGAAATTTATGAATGAAGAGGATGAAAAAGAATTTGAGAATATTGTAACATCAATTTTTGGGAAAAAAAATGAAACTGATAACAATTCAAGTGATATAAATATTCAAAATTTTAATCCAAGAAAAAAAATACTAATTATTTCAAATGGAAACATGCAAATACCTATTCCTATTCAAAATAATGAAGATGATGATGAAGATGAAGGTCATTATTATGATATGCATGGAAATTTAATAAGAACAAGACGAAACCCTGGAGGAAATAAACCTAAAAAAACAGAAAACTTTGAAGTTATTTCAAAATCGCCAATTACCTTTAAAGACATTGGTGGTTATGAAAATATTAAATTAGAATTATCTCAATGCGTTGATATTCTTACAAATTACAAAAAATATAGTGACTACAACGTTCGCATTCCAAAAGGTCTTATACTTGAAGGGCCTCCAGGCAATGGTAAAACACTACTTGCAAAAGGTTTTGCTGGAGAGACAAAAACGGCATTTATACCTGTTTCAGGTGCACAATTTCAAGATAAATATGTAGGTGTTGGATCAAGTAGAGTAAGAGAATTATTTGAATTAGCAAAAAAAAATACACCATGTATTGTATTTATTGATGAAATTGATGCTCTTGGAAGAAAACGTTCAAATGATGGAGAGACTTCTGGAAATGAAAGAGATAGTACATTAAATGAGCTATTAATTGCATTAGACGGCTTTAAAACCTCAACTGGGGTTTTTTTAATGGGAGCAACAAATAGAGCAGATTTACTTGATCCTGCATTAATTCGCCCAGGAAGAATAGACAAACGAATTTTTATTGGACATCCTGATTCTACAACGAGAGAAGCAATTATTAATATTCATCTTACTGGTAAACCTTACGATAAGTCAATAAATGTTAAGGATTTAGTAGACATGACTGCTGGTCTTTCTGGTGCTCAAATTGAAAACATTTTAAATGAAGCTATGTTGAATGCATTAAGACATAATCGAGTTTTAATGGAATATCGTGATATTGATGCAATTATTGGTAAAATGATGGTTGGTTGGCAACCAACTGAACATCAATTTTCAAATGATATTATAAAGAGAATTGCTATTCATGAAATGGGTCACGCGATTGTTGGTTTTCTCTCAAAACACCATTCAAAAGTAACCAAAGTAATTATTAATCTTTCTTCTCCAAATAGTCCTGGATACACAATGTTTGAAACTTCAACAAGCAATATATATACTCGTGAGTCACTTTTTGAACATCTTATGATTCTTTTGGCTGGAAGAATTGCAGAAGAATCATTTTATGACGTCAGCGTAACAACCGGAGCCATTAATGATTTTGAAGAAGCTTTCAAATTAGCAGAAAAAATGATTATTTATTATGGAATGGGCAAAAATATTATATATCCTAATTCAAGCGATAAATATAAAGAAATAATAGATTCAGAGGTCATTCGTCTTATTAATGATGCATACGCGATGGCAACAATTTTAGTTAATAAATCAAAAGACCTTATTCATGAATGTGCAGATATTTTACAAAGAGATAAGTTATTAAAAATTGACAGGTTGACAGAAATTATTAATGAAAAATATCCAGAAATTAATCAATTAAAAATAGAAAACTAAATTATTGGCGTTTTATATAATTTACCCAATAAAAGTTTGCAAAAAGGGCTATTAAAAACGTTACGTAACATGAAAAAAGAATAATTATTGACTTATTAATGTAACTTTCATTTTGATAAAAATATGTTGCAATTGGTAGCTGCATTAATTGAAGAAGTTGCATAGATGTAATGTATGGTTTAAATGCATAAATAATTTTTATTTTAAACAAAGATGCCAAATAATAAGAATACATAAAAGTGTGAACAAAAGAATTTAATAAACTAGCAACTATAACACCATCAACCTTGTAATAATAACCCAAATGCCAACAAATAACTGCTCCAACGTGATGATATTTTTGTAAAAAACAAGGTTCTTTTCCATTCAAATATAAAATAAATGTATCTATATACTCATAATATTTTGACAAATAAAAATAAAATATAACTTTGTCAAAATGTGTTATTTTAAAATAATAATTTCCTTCAAAAACTATTCCATTGTTGTAGATGATTTGTAACAAAGAAAGAAATGTCCATGCACTAAAAACAATAAGCGCAAAATTATGAATAATAGATATACAAAATAACAAATTAGAATTTATACGTAAATTTTTTGGATATTTTAAATAAATTATGGTTCCAATTACGGGTACAACGTGATTCATTATATAAAAATAACTTACTAAGTTTATATTGCTTTTTAAAAATATATTAGCTCTTTAAGCCACTTTAAAATAATATATATAAGAACTTAAAGAAAAAATATCGATTTTCAAAACTTTTTTTGACTTTTCGATTTTGGACATTTATTTTTGTCCATTTTTGAAAACCCAAAATACTTTTGACTTTTTTATTTTCATTTTTTTCAAAAAAGTGATTTGTGAGCATAATGCTTTGTTTTCAAATTTTTCTTTAAAAAAAATGTGATTGTAATTTTTTTCTGAAAAATAAAATTTCATTAAAAAACTATTTAGACGATTTTTATCTATTTCCAATATAGGAAATAATGGAAACTATTTTGTCGCCAGAAATCGCCAAAAAATTTAATTGTGAAATTTGTGACTATTCATGTAGAAACAGATTTGATTATAACAAACATTTATTGACACTGAAACATAAAAAAAATGAAAATGGAAATAAAATGGAAACTTTGGAAATCGCATTAGATTTGCAAAAAATGCCAAAAATGCCAAAATCGCCTGACGTATTTACATGTGAGAATTGTAAAAGAGAATATAAAAATAAAAGTGGGCTTTGGAAGCACAATAAAAAATGTCAAGAAAAAAAAGAAGAAACAAAAGATGGCGAATTAATTGGAAAACTTATTCAACAAAATATGGATCTAGTGAGTCAAAATCAAGAATTTAAACAAATGATGATAGAGCAAAATAAAACAATTATCGAATTAGCGAGTAAAACAACTATTGTGAATAATAATAATAATACTACAAACAATAATAAATTTAATTTAAATATCTTTTTGAATGAAAAGTGTAAAGATGCATTAAATATTATGGATTTTGTAAATTCTCTCCAACTTCAATTGGAGGATCTTGAAGAAACGGGTCGTCTGGGTTATGTGCAAGGTATTTCACGGATCTTTATTAATGGTTTGAAACAACTCGATGTGTACAAAAGACCAATTCATTGTAGTGATGTAAAGAGAGAAACGCTCTACATAAAAGATAATAATGCATGGGAAAAAGAAGATGAGGATAAAAAGAAAATAACACGAGCAATTAAACATGTTTCAATAAGAAATGCAAAACAAATTGGAGATTGGACAAAAGAGAATAAAGGATATAATGATTCTGCAAATAAAAAGAGTGATAAGTATTTGAAACTAGTTTCGGAAGCAAATGGAGGAGAACCAGAAGAAATTAATAAAATAATTAAAACAATTTCAACAAAAGTAACCATTGATAAAAATGATTCCGCGGGTCTTTAAGTTGTTTTGAATAATATTATTTTAAAGAACTTAAAGGGCGGGGATGGGGGGCGGGGTCTTTAAGTTGTTTTGAATAATATTATTTTAAAGAACTTAAAAAGGCTGCATTTGCAATCTTATTTTCTTTTTGAAATTATCCTCATCATAAAACAAATACAATTTAAAACTACACTTTTGATAATTTTCTATATTTTCACGCAATGTTATTCTCGACGCAAGTTTTAATTCAGGCAAATAAACTATATATTGATATAATCCATCATTTCTATGAATTTTATCAAAAGCATAACCATCATATATTTTTTCCATAACTTCAGGATTATTTGTACACAAATCTAACAAAGAACAATCACATTGTACTTTGCGAATAGCTCGCATTGTAATATTAATATATTCTAATTCATTTATCCAATTATCATAAAACTTTGATGCATTTTCTGAAAGTGTTATCATACTCGTATTTTGTTGAAATTTAATAATATTCAATAAATCAACTAAACGACGAATCGGACTAGTAATATGAATGTAAGCATCTACTTCCAAAATTTCGTGTCTCGTGTTAACCTCTACTTCACTTCCATCAATGTATTGACCAGAAGCACTATTCCAAATTTTAATGTGTTTGCTAACATCTTCTGGTACATTTTCAGGAATAGAAATCTCTTTTTTCATTATAGTTGAACGAAAAATTCCATTTTTATTTTTCATTAATTCTTTTGCACAATGATAATTCATTAAAATCATCAAATAACAAACAAGATCGTGACTATTTTTAACATTTGATATATACTTGAATTTTTTAGATAATCTTTTTGTAACATCAAATAAATAATTATAATCAGGGTTTTCAAGAAGTTTTGGCTCCTCATATGTATAATTTTTTGCCACTCGAATCATACAATTTTTATACTCAATATTTTTTATTTTGTCATCTTCAATAATAATATCCATAACAAATGCAATACGAGTATTATTTTGTTGAAGACTACATAAACAATCAGATAAAATCGTGGGAAGCATTGGTCGTTTTCTATCTGGTAAATAAATAGTAGAAATACGCCTTGAAAAAGATTCCCATAAATTCAAAACATCCATCCAAATAGTTACATTTGCAATATAAATACTTAAATGATGCCTCCCTTCTCCCATATCTTTAATACTAAAAGCATCATCATAGTCAGCACTAGTTGGCGGATCAATGGTAAATATCTTCCACTCAGATTGATTCGTTCGATCTTCAATGGAAGGATATTTCTTACTGATATTTTCAATAAATGCATCATGTGATTTAGTTTTAAGCGCTTTAGATGTATCCTTTGTAAATTTTTGGATAGATGCATTTAAACTTTTACAATACAACTGATATTCATAAAAATTATCAAGAATATCAACATTTCCTATTACCTGATTTAATACTCCATGTGGATGTTTATCATTCCATTCAGTATATGAAAATGTTACGTACATATTCATAAAAACCTTCGAAAATCCAACATTCTTCATTTCATACGGAATTAAAAAAGAAGGCAATCGCATATCATCTGGTATACATTTATAAAGAAGTTTACCATTTTTTCTACCATAAGTTTTATTACTTTTTAATACTAGAACACCTGGTATTGAAGCCACTACCCTAACACTAGAATGCTCAATTTTTACAATTCCTGAATCATTCACACTAAAAACATCATTAGAAAATAATTTAAACTTTACAGGATCTACATCCAAATTATTCACTTGATAATTAAGAATATCATAAAATGACCAACCCGAATATGCTCTGTCATGAATGTGTACTTTGTATAAAGTCATGATAATGGTGGTATTAGATATACTATGCTTATTTCTTTAACTCCTAATCTAAATGTTTAATCACCAAAAGTTATCAATTAAACGCACTACGTCTAAAGGTAAAATGGTATCTCCTATTATGTCTTCTAATTTTTGAATACTTTTAATCCAATGATAAGGCATTATATGCAATCTTTTACTCAAATGTGTTATAGTATCCTCGTAACCATAAACTCTTAGATGTTTACAAACTATATCAATATAATTTGCACGAAAATACATATCAAAACATGTATTGTCGCAATGTCTTATAAACAAATATCTTTGTTTTTTAACTAGTTTTGTCATCTCAATATTAATTTGTGAAATATTAAAAACTTTTCAATTTTTTCACAAATCAGAAATTTCTGTGGTTTGTATTACCTCATTTGCAGCCATTATTCCATCATTTTCCAAATGTTGTTGATTATTATCATTATCATTTTCATGTTGATTTTCATTATTTGGTTCATTCATGTCTGTTATAATTTCTTGCAATGAAGTTTTAGTTTTTAATTCATCTAAACTAGCTTTCTTCGCAACATTTCTTTTAACATTTTGAATTTGTAGACCATACATTGCTATTTGAGGCAAAATTGCCAAATTATTCATATAAGTTCTATATCTAAAACATGATATACTCGAGTTTTTATTGAATTGAATACTATACCACCAATATGCAGGTATATATAAAGTTTTTCCCGCATTCAAAGTAAATTCTAGACACTTAATTTTATCAAAGTCTGCAGTGTATTGCGGTTGCGTTTTCCAAGGGTTAACAGGACTACGAAATTCGAAATTTTCATAATCATTAGAAGGATGCAAATATCTAGCGCTTTTTGGAGGAGCTAACTTAATTTGAACACTACCTTGAGTAACCAAAAAATAATTTCTATAATTTATTTCATAACGAAATGGCGTTTGCGTTCCTTGTGATGCCGACATTATATCATAATTACAATTTGATACCATATATGGTCTCAGATATTCGTCGTTATATTGTAAATTCTTAAAAACAGCAGTTTCTTGTAAAAAATCGGTATTATTTTCAGTAAAATAACTAGAATTTTTATCATCGTTGAATAATTTAACAGCTGCATGGAGCGGTAAAGGCATATAAATTTCAGAAGTATAGTCTTGATCTTTTGAATTTCTTATTTTAACTTCAAATGCACTATAATTTGACGCTAAATAATCAAGCGAAGAAGTTTGAACAATTTTATAATTGTCAAAGTCAAATAAAACAGGCTGCCTTAAGTTACAAATTTCTTCAAATTTATCCTTTGATGCAGAATCTATTTCATACATTTCTAAATCATCACTCGTTTTGAGATGAAATTGAATGTGCAAATACAAAAATAAAACAAGGCAAAAAATAAAAAATCCAAATACTGCTTTCATATAACTAATAACAAATTATACTAATTTTTTGTTATTTGTACTCAATGCTTCTTTATTGGATTTTAGGAGCCAAATAAAATAATAATTGACTTCCTGCTCCTAAATCATATGCTATTTTCATTGGATAATCCTTACTTATAGAAATATTAACATCATTTGATAACTTAGTCGTTAAACACATTTTATGAACAAATGTAAGACTATATAATAAATCAATTGTTTCGTCTTCCGCAATACTATATTCATTTAAATCATCAATTGGTATTGTCACTAACATATCTCCTATCTCTCCTTCTGTACTCAAATTAACTTTTTCATCGCTGCAATTAATTCTTAAATCAGTACCAAAAGTTATCATTTGTGATGTTATTTCACAAATTTTTTTGGCATCTATTGAAAATTCTGCATCATATTCTGTATCAGGAACTTCTAATATATCACTTTCAAATTCTGTTAAAGGAATACAAAAATACTTGTTGTAATTGCTAGATGAAACAGATAATAACTCAATGTTTAATTTATCTGCATCTCCTTCATAAAAAATAGATATATCTTGACCATCTTTTGCAATACCCAATATAGCGTGTAATGTTGAAGAATCAAATGATATATTTTTATTATCTTCGTTACAAAATTCATACTTATTAAACCATGCGTCCATTATTTTCATATCAAACAAACAAACATGTGATTTATCCATTCCTTGAATATAAATATGATCGTCGTTAAAAATAATTGTTACTATATTCGTACAACCTTTTAAAACTTGAAATATAGCAAGAAATTGTTCTTTCTTTTGTTTATCCGAAATTATAAGTTTCATATACATTATTATATTGTATTGACTTAATATTGTTTAAAATAATAATATTAATAATAATAAGAATGTTTGAATTAATTGTTGCACATGATAATGAACGTGGTATAGCAAAAAATGGGACAATCCCATGGAATATAAAAGAAGATATGAAATTTTTTAGAGAGAAAATAATAAATAATGCAATAATAATGGGTAAAAATACTTTCTTCTCTCTACCTCACCAACAACCTCTTCCAAAAAGATTGAATATTGTGCTAACTAGAAACCCAGAAATCTATAAAAGTTATGAAGAAATGTATTCCAATGTTTTTTTTACATCTGATGAAAATATTCACTTGATTATTGAAAATAATAAAGAAATATTCTCAAAAAAATATAATTTACTACCCAATTTTTTTATATTTTTTATTGGAGGTAATGAAATATATAAAAAATATGTGCCAATCTGCAATAGATTATGGATAACTACTATCAATAATAAATACAATTGTGATTTATTTTTATCAATAGATATTGACGAAAAATATTATGATTCAGAAATAATAATAAAATGTAAAGATTTTACAATTACTAAATTTGAAAAGAAGTAGTTTTATCAACTAATTGTAACTTCTTTTGGGTTTTTTTATCAATAAAAACAGATATAATAGAAATAATTTGAGAGAAAACAAAAGGTGCATGATAAATAAAACATATATCCAGTTTATCTGGAAACTCATTTTTAAAAATAGTGCAAACTTTTGTAATATAGTTATAATGTTTATCAAGTTCTTTTAATGTTAAAGACTTTAAAGACAAATGAATTGTAAAAGTAGTATTATTTATTAGAATACTTTTAAGACAATCAATAACAAATATAGTAATAGTGTCATAATTAGATTCATTTGCAAAGTATTTGAATATCTGATAATCCATAAATATTGATTTTTCTTTAATATTACAAAATTTATTTAAAAATATTTCTGTTAAATTAGTTTCTGCTGATATCATTATATATATTTTGTAAATATATATCATAATATAACATATTTATATTATTCCACTTACATTTTCTTCCTCTTCTTCTTCCTCTTCTTCTTCATTTACATTAACTTTTGCCAATTCACTCTCAATAATTTGTTTTAAACTAACACCATTATCATCTGAGCTTTCTTCTTCAAAAACCTCTTCATTTACTGCAGATTTTAACAATGTTTCTTGTTTTTCTTGTTTTAAAACAATAGAAATAATTTTTTGATTTGTTTCCATAGAAAATGATTGCAACTTCATAAGCATTTCCTTTGTATCTCTCAATTCATCTTTTAATAAAGTCATTTGTTGATGTAAATCGCTAGTTCTTTGTGTAACAATTTTGGAAACTTCATCGGCACTAATTCCACCATCTACTTTAGGTTGGTTTGAAAGTTTAGTTTGTCCTTTCTCTAAGTCCCCTAATCTTGCAATAATATTTCTAATAACAGTATCATCTACTAGACGCATATTTTCATCGTGTTCCATTACACCTCCAGAATTTTGATTATGTTGAGCATTAGGACCAATAACTCCTTCAGCTTCTAATTTTTGAATAATACTTTCCACTCTACCTAAACGAATTGTTACTAATGCAAAAGCATCACCAACAGATAGTTTTCCAACAGGAACTTGAGGGGCTTGAGGTGGAAGTTGGTTGGGGTTGTTTTGTTGCATTTGTTGTTGTGCAAAAGCTTGTTGGGAGTTTATTGATGTGCCAGGACCTCTTTGTTGTCCAACGGGAGGCGCCTCTCCAGCACGTCTTTGTCTAGCTGCAGCAATTGAACGTGAACTACTCATTAATACAATTTATACACATATTGTTTTTAAGTTATTGACGCATTTACTAAATAATCTAGGCAACCATTTTCATTTTAATTGAATCATAACTTAGGTAATTGTGAACTTCAAAATCTTCTAGTTGATAATCATTTATATTCTCTCTTAATTCTTTAATTGAAAGTGTTGGAAACGGGTATGGTTCTCTTTTGAATTGCTCTTTTATTGGTTCTATATGATCTTTGTATATGTGACAATTACCAATAAAGTGAACAAATTCATAAGCTTCTAAACCACAATGTTTAGCTATTAGATGCGTTAAAAAACTATATGAAGCAATATTAAATGGAATACCAAGTGGAAAATCTCCGCTTCTTTGATAAAGAGCGCAAGATAATTTATTACCATCATGAACATTAAAGTGGCACATTACATGACAAGGGGGAAGCGCCATTTTATCCAATTGTTTAGGATTCCAAGCACTCATAATAAGACGTCGACTATTTCTAGTTTCAGGATTTTTTAGTTGCTCAATAATTTGTTCTAGCTGATCAATTCCATGAAAAGGATAATCATCAGTTAATTGCCTACCAGTAAAACAATTGTAACTAGCCCCAAAATTTCTCCATTGATATCCATATATAGGTCCAGCCATACCTTCAGGATAAAGTTTAAGTCCTCTAGAATCTAAAAATTCACGGGATGTGTTAGCATCCCATATATGAACACCTTGTTCTTGAAGTAATTTTGTATTTGTTTCCCCTCTTATAAACCATAAAAGCTCCTTTAGACAAGTTTTCCAGGCCACTTTTTTGGTTGTTAAAATAGGAATTTTCCCATCCTTTAGAGAGAAGTGCATTGATCTGCCAAAAATACTTTTGGTTTCTCCATTTCTACCCACTTCTTTAAATCCATCACTAATAATTTCTTGGAGTAAATCTAAATATTGTTGCTCTTCTTTATTTTTGGTCATTAAAATATAATTCTATTTTACCTTTATCTCTCTTTTTATAAATATTAATTTCTTTTTATAAAACATATGGATATCGACGGAGGTGAATCAAAATCAACAAAAAGTTTTATAAAACATGTTTTCAATTTTGAAGATGATGGAAAAGCGGAATTTTTAAATGTAATCCAATATGCTTTATTAGCAATTATTCCTATTATTATATTGAATAAAACTATGCAAAAATTTGTACCTGAAGCTGATGATCAAAAGGGAAGTTTTGAGATTTTAGCAGAAGTCGTGGCGCAAATTATTGTATTATTTGTAGGGTTAGTTTTTATTAATAGAATTATTACATATGTACCAACCTACAGCGGTATTAAATATCCAGATCATAATATTATATTTATTATAAGTGCAACATTAATGATATTATTAAGTTTGCAAACTAAATTAGGTGATAAGGTCAGTATACTTGTAGAGAGATTGACTGAATTATGGGAAGGCAAAAGTACTGAGGATAAAAAGAAGAAAAATAAAGGAAAACAAGGAAATGGTACAATCAAAGTCTCGCAACCTATTTCTCAAAACCCCAATCAAATGTCTGGTCAAATGATAATGAGAGAAGCATATACAGATGGAACTGCAATTAATAGTTTACCAACTGCAAATGCAGAACAACAATTACCCGATTACAATACAATGTATAAAGGTCCTCAAACACCTTTGGTAAATGCAGCTAATCCAGGTATGGAGCAAATGATGTCTGGTCCTATGGCAGCAAATGAAGCCCTAGGAGGGTCATTTGGAGGTTCTTCTTGGTAACCACTTTTATAAAAGTGGTGCAAAAACTCCAATTATTCTATTTACATATATATTATAAATGATTGGTACACATTTTATTTTGGATTTATTTGATGTAAAAGATGAAATATTTTCTAATAACTTGTCAAAGTCAAACTATCAATTATTTGATAATTATATAAGAGCTTCTCTCATAAAAAATAAAATGACAATATTAAATGAACAAGTTCATCATTTTGAAAATTTAGAAGGAGCATTTACATCATTATATTTATTATCAGAATCTCATTTAAGTATTCATACATGGCCAGAAAATAATTTTATAGCAATTGACATTTTTACATGCGGAGATTGCAAAACAAAAAATATTGTAGATGATATTATATCATATTTAAAACCAGGAAAACATCTAATTAAAAATATTAATCGAGGCATTGAAAATAATACAAAACCACAATAAATAATATAAAATTTAATGAATATATTATTTATGGACGTACCAAAATTATTAAAAGCTCTCGAAAATGAAGAAAACGAAGGATTATTTAACTTTACGACTGAAAAATTGAGAGAAATGAATTTTAATGTACTAAAAGAACTACATTTACCCAAGACTATTTTTTTGGATTATATGGAAAAATTAAAAACCTACAAGTACATTGATGAAATGAACGAACTTAAATACGGCGCCTTTTTGAGATGGATACCAATAACCAATCCAAAAGATCTTCCGCTTAAAAAAGGCGGCGTACTTTGTGATATAAAAGTAACAGATAATGGTGTTATGATAATTTGTAAAGGATTTATGAATAATCATTTTCAATTCAAAATGGATGAGTGTTTGATATTTCAAAAATTAAGTGACCAAGAATTAGTTCTTTTAAGTGCATTAGATCATTTAGCAAAATAAAAATTCAAATTAAAAATAAAAAATAAAAATAAAACGCCAAATATTAACGCATTATAAAGTTATTTTATATTTGCATAATTTATAATAAAAATGAAAACAAAAAAATCAAAAGTAATGAGAAAAAAAACTACTATTAAAGCTGGAATGAAGTCTTTACCAAAATCTTCTACCAAAAAAACACATAGTTCATCTACAAAAATAAATAAAACGCATACTGATTTTGATAATATGGAAGAGATGCACGACTATTACATGAAACACAACAAGGAATATAGGATAAAAGTATTTCAATATGAACATAAAAAACAGGCTTATGTGGATGCTCCAATAACAGAACATGACATTGCTTTTGAACATACATTTGATTATGACAAAGCCGAAAAAAATATTAAAAAAAAGAGAGAAGAAGAATTTGATAAACATCATCCTCATCCAAAAATCATTGAGTATGTTTACAAAGGCCTTCTAAAAGATAGGTAATTAATAATATTAATTTATTAAGTTATAAATAATATTATTTTATTTTATTTTATTTTATTTTATTTTATTTTATTTTTTTGTGTTATTTTTTTATTGAATTTAGATTTATTTTTTTTGCCGCCACCTCCTCCTAGTCCAAGGTCATCGTAAAATTGAAAGGCCGAAGAATTTTCTAAAGACATTAATGGATATTTATATAAGTGAACTGGATTTGTTTGTACATAACACCCACTCTGTGGTAATTTATATAACAAATCTGCTGTTCCACCACCATCTAAATTAACAGATGAAACACATCCAAATGCTTTCATTATTTTTGCTAATGTTGTAAGATCGCATCCAGAACCGCGTTGATCTCTACCTTCAATTGTTACTAGATATATATTACCATTTGAATCCAACCCTATTGCCGCTCTTGGATTTAAGTTAAACGCATGATTTAACCATCCAGCTAAATAAATCATTGATTTGCTACCATTTCTGAGTATGTAGGGTTTCATAGTTGCAGGATTTTGCATTGAACCTTGATAAATTGGATTTTGTAATAAATTATTAGTGAATTCTATGTTATTATTTAAAGTTAATATTGGTCCAGATGCTAAAACATATTTGCATTCTGGATTTGTTAACGCATTATTTATATAAGGCTTTACAATTTTAATTGATTCATCTTCGTTAATACAAACAGATCCATAAACACTTTGATATGAATCTGGAACAGAATTATACGAGACCTTTTGATTTACACCAGCTTTTTTCTCTCTTATGTATCCTATTGGTTGAAAACATTTCGTTGTTTTAACAAGATCTGGTGTATCATTTTTAATATTATTGCAATGTTTCCATTTATCGGGAGAAGTATAATCAATGTGTTTAAAAAATCCACCTGAAAAAGCAACACCCCAATCAGTTTTAACATAGTCTGGATTATCATCACCTGATAAATTAAATATATCTTTTAATGTTTCTATTAATTGTTTTCTTTCAAAACTCATTTTGGAATCAAACTTAGATCCAAGTGAACTTGGGTTTGAAATAACAATTAAATTAATGTATTGTTTCCAATCATATCCCCCATAACTTTTTCCATCACCATCAATAAGAATTCCACTTCTCGAATTTGATAAACCAGGTAATCTAATATTTTCATAAGAATAAAATATAACTTTTGCTTTGTCACTATCTACATCTATTGGTTTTATGTACGTCGGCGCCCCATAGTTTATACCATCTATTGTCAAAGTGGGTGGGGGTTTAAATGAACTTCTCATTAACTGAAGATAATTGTCTCTAGTTCTTTCTAAGTTTTCTGTATATTTAGGTACATATCTGTCTATTACAATATTTAAAACATCTTCCATATCACTTTTTGAAAGACTTGGTTTAACATCAGTATAATTGGTTCCATCTTTTAAGAATTCAAATAAACTAAATGCAAACGGCATAATTGTTTTTATAACTGAATCATTAATTAACCAATTTGCCGTTCCATAATTTTTAAAATTCATTCTAACTGAACGCTGATTTGAATTTATCAACCAAAGATCAAAGCATTTTGTTCCTGGAGATTCATTTGGATAGAAATAAGTACTCCAATAATAATTCAGTTGTTCGTACAAATTTAATCCAGTTAATCCAGGTCCTCCTCTAGGATTAGCATATTGTTTTTTTGCTATATTTAATGTTGAACTGCCCAAAATTGCACTAAGAGATAGAATAATAGTAATTATTATATTTTTATGCCTACTACTACCATCACTATTTATAATACTTTGTTGAATGTCATCAATACACTCCTTAACACTATTCCCGGTTAGTTGCCATGTATTTATAAAACATTCGTATATCTTCATTCCGGGTTTAAAATCGTCTCTATTATTAAATAATGTATGCAAAGTTGTTGTTAAAAATAATACTATATCGGGGTACCATAAAAAATTAATTTTACCACCGGGTATATTTTTACAAGGATTTCTATCTCCAAAGTCACCATTATATATATATTCTCCACTATCCGTAATAAATTCAGAAAATCCAAAATCAGAAATGATAGGTAAAATAGAAGATGGTAATTGTTTTATATAAATATCTTTTGTAGTTCCATCAATATCTAATAAATTGTAATGATAATATTTAATATCATTTAATGGTATTTGAACTTTTGTAATAGCATCAACACAATTTCTATCATTTGTTGATGTTGCGGCAAAAAATACATTTCTAAACCAAAAATCATTATGCATTAAACAATTTTTAACCTGTAAAATATGTAATGTTAAACATATATGCAAAAGTGTTTGATTAAACATTAAAGTTGTAAATCCTTCTGGTATTGAATTTCTTATATACATTAAGTCACCATCTACCTTTTCTTGAATAGTTAATACGTAACGTCCATCAGTATAATTAATAGGATATCCATCAAACTTTTTTCTATATTGGTCTACAATAAATCCATCATTAAATAGTGGAATTGAGTTACAAGATGAACCAACACACGCATTATAAGAGGCACTATCGCGACTAGATGCTAAACATTCAATGTCTTTTTTTGTGCAGGCCTCATCGTTTACTATAGTTGTAAGGTATGTTTTAAGCAAACATGGCGATACACCTTCCTTAAAATATTTTGAATTTAAAAGAGAGTAAAATGATTCCACTATTTGCGATGGTGTATTAATAATGCACACTCGTTGTGTTTTAACCTTGTCGGCTGTACTAGTATAGTTATTTTTGTATTTGTCAGACCTAACTACTGAAGGTAAAAAATTGCATGTTGTATCGTCATAACACCATTTATTAAGAACTCTAAGATCAGACATAGACTCAAATTTAATAATGAATTTATTATTATGACCTCCTACTGGAACAATAAAATCAAAAACTTTTTTAAATCCACCTTCAGTAATAGCTTTAAGATATTTGTTTTTTTCGCTTTTGAACCTAATTATATTCATTAAACTTGATACCGATGAGCCAAATGCATAGTTAATAAAAATAGGAGAGACCCAATAATTTGGTTTTTTTAAATTATCCATAAATTTATAAAATTCTTTAACTTGTGGATAACCATCTAATGTAATAGTAATTGGTTCAAAACGTGGTAAAACTGGTTGTCGAGGAGGAGGAGGACCAAATGGATTATTTCCTTCTGGTTGTCGAGGAGGAGGAGGACCAAATGGATTATTTCCTGCTGGTTGTCGAGGAGGAGGAGGACCAAATGGATTATTTCCTGCTGGTTGTCGAGGAGGAGGAGGACCAAATGGATTATTTCCAAAAAATTGTTGTGGTCGTTGAACTGGTTGAAATGGATTATTTCCAAACATAATATTAATATAAATAAATATTATTTTTATCTACGTTTCATAGTTTTTTTATTACATCCACAATCCTTAAATAGTCCAGGAATGAATTTACCAACTTTAATTAAAACAATTTCTCCACTTTTAAGAGCTTTTTTTGCAGTGAATATGTGTTTACCGCGTTTATAATGAGAAACACTTTTATGACCCTTACCCCCCTTAATGTGAACCTTACGCACAACTTTAGTTCCATCCCCCATAACTTTAGTTTCTTTGTTTTGATAATGATGCATTTTATATAACATAATAAAAAAATTTTACCACTTTTCTTATTTTAAATACAAAATTTTTCTAAAAACATATTCAATGATAATGGGTGCCACATCAAAAATGTCCCTTCACCATATGTGCTGAAACATTCAGTATAATATTGGAAATGTATTCCATCTTTATTATTCAATTCTGTATAAAATAAATATGCTTCTCTCATTTGTTCATGACTCATTACTTCAATATATTTTTCTTCAAATAATATATTAGAACATTCGTCATCATTAAAGTTATATATTCTTATACCAAAAATGGTACCATTATTGTAAATTCCCATTAGTACAATTAATATAATTATATATTTATTATAGTTATTTGACAAAGTAATAAAAAATCTATGGTTTCTTCTCTAACATTTCCAATCTATCCATTGTTTTGTAACAACTGCATTTACACTTTCCAATGCACCTTCTGTCCAACCTTGTTTTCTGCTTATCATTTCGCCAACAATAAGCATTCCAGGAATGGGATATTGTGCAGCTTTAATAAACTGATTTCTATCTTTAAAAGGCTCGCGCAATGGTTCATAATAATGTGTGCCGATTGGCCAGTAAAAATCCAATATTGCTTTTAAATGAAGTGAATTACTTGGTAAACCTAATGATTTTTCAAGCAACCCACAAAAGAATTCTCTATTCTTTTCATTATTTTCAAGTTTATCTTTTAATTGTTTTGCCCCATCATTGTCTGTGTATGCAATCATATAGACACCTTTATCAGCATTCATAGGAATGATTCTATGCAATGGACCAGGTACAATAGTCTGACTTGGCACTTCTTTTTTCATAATTTCACTTGATGCTTTATCAAATTTTCCATATACACGCAAAAATGTTTGGCCGTGAATTTGTTGATAAATACTATTTGGATCATCTGCTCCTGGTACAAGCTTTTTGACACTGCTTATTGTTGTTGCTATAATTGTTTTTAAACAAGAAAACTTTTTTCCATTTGAAAGTTCTACCAAAAACCCACATTGACATTCATCCATTTTATGAATTGCTACAACATTAGAACTTGTTTTAATATTTTCCAATCCCACTTTATGAGCTATTTTTTCAACTAGTTCATGCCATGGAATTCTTAAAGCTATCCACGATTTATAATTGTCATCAAAACCATAATAATATAATGTTTCGTATGCATCTTCATTCTCATAATCAGTATAAGCAGAACAAATAAGTAAATTTTTATAAACATCCTTACCTAAAATTGGTTCTGCAAATTGTTTAAATGTTTTTTGTGAATCTCTATCCTTATTGTATTTACTTTTTAAATGATTTATGATTTTTCCAACATCCACTGGATTTAAAGTTTTTGAATAATGTTTTTTTATAGGATATTCCCCATATTTTATTTTTAATTTATTACATAAATCAATTAAAAGATGGTCTTTATTTTTTCTTCCAACACCAGCTCCAGTTACAACGGAAACACCTTGAAAATCGACATTATTCATTCTACCACCCAACCAAGATCTCTTATCTCTCTCTAAAATTAATATAGAGGTTTTTGGTGACATTTTTTTTATTTTATATGCACTATATAACCCTGCAATACCTCCACCAACAATAATAACATCATAATATGCGTAATTAGTCATATATAATACAATAATAATAAAAACTATTGTATTAAATGTTATTTATTAGTTTTGTAAAAATACGTATGGCCATAATTTTTCCATTCCATAACCAGCAGCAGGAGCTTTTTCTTGGAAACATTTAAATAAATCAATCCAAAAAGATTTGGGATGTTTCAATATTTTTTGTTTTGAAACAATAAACATAGCTCCAGCCCCATAATGATAACCATTTTGTATCGATGGAAGAATATATGAAAAATCAAATTTTGAAAATAATTCATCTCTAATTTTATTTCCATTTTCATTACACATGAAATATGGCATTTTTGTAATAATGCTAGAAAATTAATAAAGTTCTATATTTTCTTTTTTTTTTAATAAATCATGTAATATATTTTTTAAAGTAATCATTTCTTCATCAAATGGATAATTACTCATTAAAAGCGTTAAATAAGTTATTAACATTTTTGTTTTCATAGGTAAACCTAATGGAATTGGTGTATTTAATAAACCAGAAGTATACTTACTAATATCATGTTCATATACTTGTACCATCCACTGGCTAATATATTTAAAATCATAATCTTTTGTTTCATTCAAAATATCAGATAGAAATTGTTCACTTTTTTTTTGGTTGTACATATCTATATGATCAAATGGATGACCTTGTAAAAATGCAATGTGATTTGATAAATTGTCATAATTATCAATAATATGTTTAATATATGTTCCTCCTTCTTTTCCAACATTATCTAAAGGAATAATAAGTTCATTATCAATATAATCTAAATCGGCGTTTCCTTTATTATATATAATACAATTTTTGCCGAAAGATTTTGTCCAATGTACATCCTCATTGTATCTGGAAACCACAATAGAAAATTCTTCTTTAGTAAATTTTTTCATAATTAATATGAGTAATTGTATTTATACATTTATTAATACAATTACTTATTTTATTAATGGTTTTTTTTAGTTTTACTTTTACCAAATTTAATCTGTTTTTTTGTTTTTTTAAAAACAACTGATCTTTTTTTTAAACATTTAAACTTACCGCGAGTTAAATTTTTATTATTAAAAACACTTTTGGTACATATTCCAATAGCCCTTGGTTCATTTTTTTTAGTAAGAATAGGATTTACCTTTTTAATACAACTGCACAATTTCAAAGCTAAAATGTCCTCAGCTGCACTTTTTAATTCAGATTTATTAGTTGGAATGGTTTTATCATAAAATTTTAATATATTTTTATAATCAGTATCAGTTATTTTATAGTTCATCTATTTATTACATTATAACTATAAAATAATTATTTTATATTAAGACACTAGGTTAATCTTGTTTTTCATAAATATTTTGTAAAAGTTCATCATTAAAATAAGGCTTTCCGTCTCCTCTGCCTAAAGCTTTATTTTTAAATGCCCAAACATCCATACAATCATAAATATCTGAACCATTAATATTTTTTCTGCATACTGGACATGGTGTATTTTGAGTCGCGGGGTTACTTGTTTTTTCACACCATTGGTTTAAACAATCATTATGAAATGTATGTCCGCAAGTGGTTTTGTATGTAGCTTTATCTTTACTAAAATTATCGGTACATATTGGACAAACATCATTAATATCAACGTCTTTTGGATTTATCCAATTTCCACTTACAGGTTGACCAGCCATTCTTTTTTTAGTATTCCTGTATTTTTTAGTATTCTTAGACTTTCTAGTATTCTTAGATTTTTTACTATTCGTAGATTTTATTTTACGATTCTTTCTAGAATATTTCATTTATATTCTAAGCATATTTAATTTTTTTATTTTGATATACTTTTTATAAAAGTATATAATAACACAAATGAAGCCAATAAAAATTGTTGTTTTTGATTTAGATGAAACATTAGGATATTTTGTTGAACTAGGTATATTTTGGGAATCACTAAATTCTTACATTAAAACTGAAAAAATAGAATATGAATTGGTTCAAAACGATTTTAATGAAATCTTAGATTTATTCGAAGAATTTATAAGACCAAATATAATATCTGTTTTAAATTATCTTAAATATAAAAAACAAACAAAAGTTTGCAATTCCGTTTTAATATACACTAATAATCAAGGAACAAAGGATTGGGCTTTGCATATACAAAAATTTTTTGAATCAAAAATAAATTTTCCTTTATTTGATCAAATAATAGGAGCTTTTAAAATAAACGGAAAAAAATATGAGTTGTGTAGAACAAGTCATGAAAAAACAATCCATGATTTATTGAAATGTTCTAAACTTCCAGCTAATACGGAAGTGTGTTTTTTAGATGATGTTTTATATCCAGAAATGAGCGGCAAAAATATTTACTATATAAAAGTGAATCCATATGTATATAATATTCCATTTGATGTTATGATACAGAGATTTATAACATCTGAATTGGGAAATAAAATAATAGTTGATAAAAAAAAATTTATAAGTTACATGTCAAATTATATGAAGCAATATGCATATACATATGTAGAAAAATCTGCAGATGAATATGAAATAGATAAAATTATAACAAAAAAGACAATGTTCCATTTGCAAACATTTTTTAATAAGCATTGGAAAGATACTGACAATAATAAAAATTATACAAATAAAAAAAAATTGCATACTAGAAGAAAAACATTAAAATTGCGAAACTCTTTTTAATTTTGATTTAATATCGTCTAAGTAATTTAAAGCAATTTTATTGATTGCTGTTGTAGTTAATATAAATAAACCCGCGCTAAAAACAATTTTCCGGTCTAATTCTGTAAATTCAATTTTATTTCGCAAAGGATTAAATCTGTAAATCAAAAATAAACAAATATATATTTTTACATAGCTATCTAATGTTTGAATATACATCGGAGCATTTCTTGATAGACCAATTATTGAAATGCCATACAAAATATAACTAATAATAATGAATAACGTAAATGCTCTATTTTGAAAATCATATATTGCCTTTTTTCCGTTCATATATTTATAAAATATTAAATTTTTACACGCACAAATCTAGTTCCTTTTTTTCAGTTGTTTGCGATTCATTGTATATATCTAATGTTCTAGCACTTGCATCAGTTGCATTTACATATTTTGGCATCCAATAATATGGAACTATGTCAGAAGCGTAAGGAAAATGTTTTTCAAAAAGATATTTGTAATACTTCTGTTCTTTTGTAACAGCTGGAACACCAAATTGACTAGTTTCAAACACTGGTAATGTATCAATATATTCTTCTATAATTGTAAAGAGAGATCTTGTTGTTTTACTAACACCATCACTGAAAGCCTCTTTACGCCTCCATAAAATAGAGTCTGGTAATAGTGGATTGTTATCTGTTGTCATAAAATTACTGCGGGAAAATGCAGAGCGCAATAAATATTTTTCACATTGAGAATTTCCAGGATGGTATCTAATTCTAGGATCAATTGATAAATAATACTGAACCCAAGATCTATCCAAAAATGGCGTTCTAGGTTCAAGTCCATGAGATGATATACATTTATCAGATCTCAAAACATCAAATTTATGAATATCTTTCAATAATCTTCTGGTTTCCCGATCAAACTCAATTGATTCTGGACATTTATGCATATATAAGTAACCGCCGCATAATTCATCAGAACCATCACCATTAAAAATTACTTTTGCACTACTATTTTTAGAAATATATTTTCCTAATAAATAATTTCCTATACTAGCTCGAACTGAAGTTGTATCATAACTTTCAATTGCATAAATAACTTCAGGTATAGCATCTATAAAATCTTTTTCCGTTAAAATAATTTCAGTATGTTTTGTTCCCAAATAATCTGCAACAATTTTTGCATATTTCAAATCTTCAGAGTCTTCGAGACCTATACTATACGTTTCAAGAGGTTCACAACCAGGTAAATATTCTTTGCGAAATTTATTTACTAATGCAGTAACAAGACTACTATCCAAACCACCAGATAATAAACATGCAATAGGTCTTTCTGTAGTCGTGCACCTTTTTTCAACGGCCTTTATAAAATAATTTTTTATTCCCAACAAAATATCATCAATTGCTGGTTCTCGTAACATATTTTGCGAAAGTACAATGCTATTAAATCCAGTTGCATGATAAGGATAATTTTCTTTAATAGGAATCCAATCAGCCAAAGCCATAAAAGGCAACTCGTATGATGAAAATGTTCCAGGTTGAAAATGTTCAATGCAATAATCATTGTCAATAGACTGAAATTCTGATAAACATTTTAATTCGGATGCAAAACCCATAATTTTACAACGTGAATTTCTATTTTTTAATACATAAAGAGGTCTAACTCCATAAGGATCTCTAGCAATATATAATTTATTTGATTTTGTAATTGAATTAGATTTAGAATCAACAATAGTATTATCACAAAGAATAAATGAAAACACACCATCCAACATTTGTAAAGTATGTTCAATACCATATTTTAAATAAAGATGAATAATAACTTCACAATCAGATTCAGTTTTAGGTTCAATGTTCATTAATGAATATAGTTCTTTGTAATTATAAATTTCTCCATTGCAAATCAAAGAAATATATCCAATATTAATAGGTTGATTTGATTCATCATTTAGACCATTTATTGCTAATCTGTGAAAACCAAGTTTTAATTTAAGGGCTCCAGTTGTTAGTTTAGAAAATTCAGGACCTCTATTTTTTCCTTTATTAAATTGTTCATACAAAAAAAGATCTGAAAGACTTGTGTCATTTAATATTGCAAAAATTCCACACATAAAGACGTATACTTAATTAATATTAGGTTTTCCTTTTATATCAATTTTACAACCCTTTTAATAAAAGTTAAGAATAAAGAATAAATTTTATTGTTAACCTATATTAATGAGTAATCAAAATTGCGACAACAATCTTTCTGCAATAATTCATAATGAAACGAACACAAGAATTTATGATAGAAATATTCCATCACAGGTTCTTCAACCTTATTTTACACCTCGATCCGTTTCAACTAAATACTCTTTAATGCCAATAGTTGACCCAAGAAAAGAAGTTTCGGTAAAAGCTCAACAATATCCTGTTTTTAATACAAATAGTATTTTTAATCCTGGAAATTCACAATCTCCTTGGTCTGGATTTTCATCAAATATAAATGTAGAATCTGAACTAAGAAATCAAATTTTTGCATTACAAAAATGTAGTCAAGCGGTATATGTTCCAAATAGTTCTAGCGATCTTTATCAATATAATTTTGAACCAAAACAGCAAGTGTATCAACCATTTTCTGGACTATTCAGGGAAGAAAAATTTGATCCCTTCAATCCAAATCCCGAAAATTTAGCACCAGGAGTATTTTTAAATTCAACGCGAACACAAGTGAAAGATATTCCTAATGGTGGGTGCAATTAAGTATTTTAAAATTTATAATTATCGTATATAATTATAAATGTCTGATAATTTTGTAAATCAAATAACATTAGATTGTTTAATAAACAAAGAACAATACAACAAATGTGTTCAAAATAAAATGTCAAAAATTGTTTGTAGACAAGAAAAAAGATTCTATAAAAAAAGAATTGTTGATTTAACAAAAGATTTATTATCAAAGCCAAGTGTTCATGAAAAAACAATATTTCCAGATGTTAAATATGCTTTTGATGTTTATATTAAAACTTGTGTAGAATATTTCAAGTCACTAGATAATAATGATATTTTACAAGAAGAGTATAAAAATATAGAATCTGAATCAGTATTTAAAGAAGAACAAGAAGTAATTCAAAAAACACAACAAGAAGCAGATAAATTATTGATGCGTAGTATCAACATAGTAAAACCATTAGATAAATTTGTAAAACGAACGTCAACAAAAAAAGAAGAAGAAGTAATTATACCAAAACAAAAAGAGATTGATTTAGCTGATCCAGCTCTTAAAAATAAAGGACTAATTAAGAAAAAGAAAAAAGAAAATATACTTTAATATTAGGATGAAAAATACTAGAAAACGCAAATTATCATTTAATAAGACAAAAAAAAATAAAAAACAAAAAGGAGGAACCAAACTGATGAAGCAGCAAATAAAAGCATTAAAGTCGATTAGTATGAAAAAACTCCAATGTAGCCCTTCGCATAAAAAAAACAAAGGTGAATTCAGTTGTTTTTCAAATGATGATCTGTATAAGTTAAGAGATCTTTGGAATATGAGACATCCAGACGCAATAATTAAGACAAATGAGCCAAAAGAAATATGGGAGTCTTTAAAAAAATATATGAGTAGTGTTTGCAACAAAGAATCATGTTGGTTAAAACAAAATTTTGTTGGTGATGCTAAAACACGAAAAGAGTTAGAAGATGCTTTTGCACCAAAATCTCCTAATGAATGGAAAAAAAATCCAAATGAGTGGTTATCAAGTGTAGATATATTAGATGTAATGAAACAATATGAAAAAGCATATAAATGTTTTGAATTTATTGGTCCATCGCCAATTGATTATGACGCAAAAAAATTATATGGTGAATGTGTTTGGAATGAATTATGTAATTTTAATTTAAAAGATCAAATAAAAAATGGAAAAACAAAAATTGGAGTAATATTTAACACGGATCCACATTATTTGGGTGGAAGTCATTGGGTAAGTTTATTTATTAATATTAAACGTAGAAAAATTTTTTATTTTGATAGTGCTGGTGATGAAATACCAAAAAGAATTAAACATTTTGTAGATGATGTTACAGAACAGGGAAAGTCATTAAAACCAAGAATTGATTTTGAGTTTGATCAGAATTATCCTGTAGAGCATCAATATGGAAATACTGAATGCGGTATTTATGGGTTATATTTTATTGTTCACATGTTGGAAGACAAAATAAATGAACACTACTTGAAAACACATATCCTGAAGGATGAATACATGTCAAAATTCAGAAAAATTTATTTTAATGATGATTTATAAAGACTCTTTTACAAAATTTAAAATGGAAAAAGTATATAAATAATATGTAGTTTATTTATATACAAATGTCATATGATAATCAAAATCATTTTTTAAGTGATAACAACATTAAAATGCTTTGGGAAATAATATTAGATGATGATATTGTTGTAAACAAAAACAGAGATGAAATAACGCAAATAAATAGAATATTCTTGAGTGTAGCTCAACAATTTTATGATAAAGAAAAAAATTTACATCAAACTTTAATTGGGATGAACAAAAAATTTATTTCAGTAATTGTTAACATTTTAAATCAAAATTTTCCAAAACCTAAACCATTAGTTATACATAATGAAAAAGAAACTATTCCAATAACGGCGGAAGAAATACAAAAAAGTAGAGAAAATGAATTTGAACAAGAGTTTAAAAGAAAACAAGATGAATTTACGCGCGCAATGTCTTTGCCTGTTCCTGAAACGCCAAAATTTTCTGATAATGCAAGAGATGAGCCTATATCAGAATTAGATGTAATTATAAAAAGGACAATTGCGGAAAGAAATTTAGAAATGCAACAAATAACAAATAATTTTAATAAATCCGAGGTTGAAAATTGGATTAAAAGCTCAGAAACATCTGTCCGCGTTGAGAAAATGAGAGAAAATGAAAATGCCACAAAAAAAATTAAATTGGGAAATTTAATGGAATATGATGTTCCAAGTGAAGAAAATATTAAAACAAAAAATGTTTCGTGGGCAGATGATTTAACGGAAGATAATATTTTACCAGGCTTGAAATTAAAAATTACAGAAATTGAACCTGGAGAAAAAAATAATGCATCTATTGATGAAAAAATTGATAAACTTGAAAAAAAAGTAGATGCTATATTTGTCATGATTGAAAAACTATTATTAGAAAAAAAATAAAATTGATTTGAGGCGTATCATTAATATGTTTGTAAAATATAGAACAATGAAAGCAATTCAAATCTTTATTATCGCTCTAGCAACAATTCGCGCGTCTGCATTATTATGTAAATTTAATTTAATGCCATTTCAAACTAAAGTAAATAAAAAAACAATATATGTTCCAATAGAAGAAACCGAATATGTGGAAGAAACCTGGGATGATGGTGAAGTTTCTTGGGATTTAGATCCCTACCAGACTTTAAAAAACACTACTCAAATTGTTCCTGTAATAACATATGAACCAAAAAATATTTCAAATCGTGAAAAATTATGGGGTCTTGTTGAAGAATTAAGAATGCAAGGAGCGCTATCAGGCTTTTTAAATGTGGCTTATTATAATACTGCAGTAAGCGACAATATAGTTAATGATATACAAAATTATCATGTTAAAGCAAATATGAATTTAGAGAATATTATCATTTATAACTTCAACAATGAAATTGACATTATTTTGACTCTATTAACAATTTATGGATATAGAAAATATAAAGAAAGTCGAATAGTAGAATTTATTCACTATTGGGAAGAAAAATATAAAAATAATTATTATCTAGAAGAATATAGAAATATTAGAAAAATATCAACATCAGTTGCTTTAATGATTATTATCATATTTTGCAAAAGTGTAAAAAGTGCATCATAGAACCAATGTTTTAAAAATCTTCTCTCCTCTAGAATTTATTTCTAGTGTTCCAACCAAAAGAGGGTTATCCCCTGTACGTTTTGCATTTTCATAGCTAGTTAAATCATAAATATTGTAAAGTTGATCATTCATTTTGCGTGCAGCATATTGAACTCCATAAATTTTAATAGGTTTTGCAGACCACTCAATTTTTTTTTTATTAAGTTTAGCAACAACGTCAGTTTGATCAGAAAAAATAGAGGGATTATATGAAAAAGTATTATTAGATGGTTCGTCAAAATTCAAGCAATGTAAATTTTCTTTTGAGTTATGCGAATAGATAGCACAATCAATAGCCGATTCTTTAACAGCTGTTATTAATTGTGTATTCACCTCTTCTTTAATAGAAGATATTTCATAAAGAGCTTCATCACTAGTTAATGGAACCTTTGGCTCTCTTTTACTAAGATCTTTTAATTTTAACTCAATTGAATCTCCACTTTTAATTTGTTCAGGAGTAAATGTCATCAAGTACAAAAATACTTCAACAGATTGCAATGCAGGAGGAAGATCTTTATGACTACAAATTCTTCTAGCGCGTCCAATTACTTGTTCAATTCTTACAGGATGCCAGTAAGGTTCCATAATATGTACGTATCTTGTGTTTCGTAAATTAATACCTTCAGAACCAGAAGATGTAATCATGAAAACTTTAATAATTTCACCCATATTATTATTATTTGATATTTCGCGAAGTTGTGATGCTATATTTGTTGGAATTGTGTCCCAATCCCCATTATAAATATTTCTTATAATTTCTTTTTCTTCAGCAGTTTCAGTTCCAGTGTACAAAGCAAAAGTTGGTTTTCCAACGTCAGATTCTTTCATTTTAATTTCCCAAACTCCTGTAGGGCTTTTAACAATTTTGAATTGAGCATAACCATTTGCTTCTAAAACCATTGTAAAAAGCCCAATACCTTCTAATGTACGAAATTGACTATAAACCAAATGTAAACCTTTGTAATCTGTGTCATTAATATTATCAAGAATATGTAAAAACTTTGGGCTATATGTCTGTAATCCTTCGGGGCTTAAAAATTCATCCGCATGTTCGCGAATTTCTTTAATAGCATTATCAATTCTTTGTGGGTAACTTGCATCTCCTAGTGCATTCAATGCAACATCTCCTTCTAATTCACCTTCATTTTCAGCGTCTAAATCTTGTTTAGCTTCTTCTTTATCAGCATCTTTTAATAATTCACCCAAATCTTGAACTTCTCCAGTATCTCTTGGCATAGGTCTTCCTGGGGGAACTGGCATAACAAAATTGCAAAAAAGACGAGAAAAAATACGATAAGTAGATGTTGCATCTTTGTAAATTCCATCTTTATCAACCACTCCCTGTTTTTTCTTGGAATTTTTTTCCATTTTTCTCTCTTCTTTGCGTGCAGCCTCGTAAACTTTAAATTGATAATCACTCATAGGAATTTTAACAACATGGTAATAGTCTGGATTTTTTTCATATTTTGGTAATAAGTCTTCTTGTGCACTTCTAAAATAGGAAGTGAGTCCAACAATACGTTTTTTAAAGGATTCTACATTTTTCACATTTTTTGTAACAGGATCAATAAATCGTGTCATGAATGAATCTAATTTATCTGGCAATGCCGTATAATTATGAATTCTTACGCTATTTGGTAATACTTCAATATCATTTTTTCGCAAATAGCCAATTAACTTTCTCTCAAAATCGTCATCTGAAACAAATTCTGGATCAATAACATTTCTTCCAGAGGAGTCTTTTTTTTCGTTTGTTACGCCCAAATACCCAGAAGACTCTTTTATTTTATTTTTAAATCCCAATGGATTTCTGGTAACATAAAGTTTTCCACTTGTAGGAGAATAATCAAGATAATCTAATACTTTATCTCTCAGAAGAAGTTCTCTCAAAGAATCAGTTGTTACTTTTTTATTTGTTTTTATGTCTAATTGGATTTCCCATGTTTTGATGTATCCTCGTAAAATATTAAATAAAACACCTATTTCATTTGGATAGTTAATAATTGGTGTACCGCTTAGTAAAACCACTCGTGCGTTTTTTGCATCTTGCAAATAATGATATAGTTTGAGAGAAAGTGCTTTGGGTAGGTATTCCTTCTCTCCGCGAACATTTGTTTCAATTTCTTTTTCCTTTCCAATTTTATTGACAACTCTACTAATAAAGTTATGCGCCTCATCAATAATAACAACAGCATCATCAAAAAGATTTCTTTCAAAATTATTTGTCAATTCTTTTAAACGATTTGCTCGTAAACCATTATAATTAATAAATGTGTATTTTGTTTGAATCATTTCATCTAGTTGATCTTCAAGACTTTTCTTATCTTGACTTGAGAGAGAACTAAAATTTGGTGGTTGTTTAATATTAATTAGCCAAGCTCCATGTTTGCGTTTGATATATTCTACGGGAAGACTTAAAAGTGCTGATAATGTATCAATTTGTTCTGGATGTGTATCAATTGATATCCAACTCCAATATTGATTTTTTTTATAAATGAAATCACCTGCTTTCTTTAATTCTTCCATATAATTTCTTCGCAAAGATGCTGGTGTCATGACAATAATTTTTTTGCTACTTTTCATTCCTTCAGCAATAGCAATACTACTGGCAGTTTTTCCACTACCCAAACCATGATATAAAAGAAGGCCTCTATATGGAGTATATAAATTGATGTAATCTCTAACAATCTTCTGATGAGTTAGAAGAGAGAAACTTTCAGAACCTCGTCCAATTGTATCGCAACTAATATCAGCAGAATCATCTTCAAGCTCTTGTTTATATGGTTCAAACAAAGAGTTAATAAAATTGACAAATATTTCTCTATTATTCATGTAGTAGCTAGAAACTTTGTACTTAATAGGAGCTTCTTTTGGATAAATACGATCAGTTATTGGTACATCACCGATTTTAACATATTCCTCTGGGCCTAATATAGCAACTCCTTTTTTAACTTTTTCAGTTCTTCTACCACGTTTTTTAGTAGGAGCCTCTTCTACAAGTTCTTTTTCACCTTCTTCTCCTTCTTCTTCTTCTTCTTCTTCAACTACTAAAGTAAGTTTTTGAGGAATTTTCTTTGCTTTTGTTTGAATAGGAAAAGCTGGTGCACTAGATGGTTTTTCTGTAACTTCCTTTACAGGAATTTTTATAGTAACTTTTGATAATTTATTTGTCTTTAATTTTTCCTTTAATGCATCTCTTTTGTAGTCTTTATTAATATCTTCTCGAATAGTAATATTTCTTATAGTCAATTCCTCTTGTTTTGGTGCGCCAACAACAACTTCCACTAATTCACGTTCCTCTAATGTTGGTTTTACTTTTAATTTATCTTTTAATGTATCTAAAGGATTCATTTACTATATATATAAAATAAATATAAAACTTTTAATGTTTTAGTTTAAAACTTTTCATATAATAATGTTCAATAATTATATGAAATTTGATAATATCATACCATTAGGGGATCATTGTGCAGTAGCATTTATATTAAAAGATTTGGGATTAAGACAAAAAGCCTACCCATTTGATTGGACAAATCACGCAGGAGGTATTATGAAAACAAGCATTCACAAAAATATATTTTTATTAAGAAGATTACTAAGATATGGAAATCCAAAAAAATGTGCGGAATTTTATATTGGAAATGCTATTGAATATGGAAATCATAAAACAAATCATGGTATTCAATTTCCTCATGAATTAGAAAACGCACAAATAACAAATGAAAAATATAAAAGAAGATTTGACAGATTATACAATGACATCATTTGTGGATTTAAAAACTTGTATATTATTATTACTCGAAAAGGTGACATAGATCAAGATTTTGTTAATGATCTTGAACACTTATTAGTATTTCATAACAGCGAAAGTAAAATATTATTTATTTCTGGTAACGAAAATACTATTGCAACATCAACAGATAACTTTATTTTTAAATA